GAGGTAGCGATCATCTATAAGACGGGTGGTTGTAACAGTGACGCTGGGAGTTGTGGAAAGAACGTTGGCTTACCGGCCCGCAAGGGTAACCGGAGTCGATGGAAAGTAACAGGTGGTGCTGACTTCACAACAAAACCAGCCCAGTTAACTGGTATGAGAAAGGGTAGCGTAAGGGTCCGAGGGGTTGCACCTAAGGGCTTGTATGCAGTTTGAATGGTTGACGGAGGTATGCGAAAGCCGAGACCCGACGTTGATCGTGAAAGACGACTGAGTAGTTCGCAAGACAAAAGGTACGTGGTGTGTTGTATTGTGTATTCCAAAAGAGTATGCAGCAACTGAGTCAGCACATCGCAGTAGGTTGATAAAGTTCAATGGTTGAACGCTAGCCTTTTAAGCTGGATGCAGTCGGGTTCAAATCCCAACTATCATTACAAAAACGCAAAGACTGACTCGGTCGTATGTGAAAAGCATCTAATACTTGAGCCGCAAGGTAATCAAGTCAGACGTAACTCGCAAGGTGAAATCTGTTTATGCTGGAAGTTTCGTAAGGTGTTAGCGCACTTGAATGGCTCGCAAGGTCAACGGGATAGATGGCGTAGAATAGCATACGATGACAAGACTACTGCCTGTCTTTAAAAACGGCGATGCTGGTAGCAGACTGTGATACTCGCAAGAGGTTGCAGTGGAAATCGAGAGAAAGCAGACTCGCAAGGTTTGTAATAATGCTCGAGGTGTTACTAGGTTAGGATGTATTCTCAGTCCGCCAATTTATATGCAAACACATTAGTTGAGCTTGACGCTTTGACTGATCATCATAGCTACAAAGGGTAGATTAGTGTGTTTACATATAAGTATTATAGCGGGATAGAGTAACGGTAATTCAGCAGGCTCATAACCTGCAGATCCTGGTTCGATTCCGGGTCCCGCATCCAATAATGGCCAGTTGGCAGAGCGTTGATGCGCCGGATTGCAAACTCGGTTTAGGTAGGTTAAACTCCTACACTGGCCTCCAAGTTTTGCCTGTTTCTTAAAACAGGCCGGTGTAGTGTAAGAGATGAGGAATTGCTCCAGATTTTCGCTTCAAACGAAAACCTGCTATTAAAACGTTACGTTGCTCCAAGGTATACCGCATTGAGTTGCACTGTTTGTTGATCCTTGGCATATTGGTAACAACTGCTTTTTGTCTCTTGCTTTGGTGACAGCGCCTGATAAGCGTTACTCCCAATGTCAATTGCACATTGTCCCGCAATTCACTTGCTTACACTCACTGTCTTTTTCAAACACAAAGGAATTCAAAATGAACATTACACTACGCAAAGCCAACGCACTACAAACAGCAATTCAAGAACACATCAAAAGCATTGACATCAAAACATCGGTGTCCATGAACGAATTCCAACTGCCTTTTGATGAAATCAGCCACGCTCGTGAAACTCTGATTGCCAACGACAAGCGCCGTGCAGACTTGACTGCCACCCTGTATGTGATCCGTGCCCAAGTGGGTGATGCAAATTCCGCCAGCGGTGTCAGCGCACAGTTGGCACAGGCAGCATACATCGACAAGCGTGTGGCACAGTTGAAGACCTTGGTCGACTCCAAAGCCTCAGACAGCCTTGATGTGGTTGTGGGCAAGTTGGACAAGATCCGCAACGACAAGGGCGAAAGCCGTCGTAGCATCTATGCCAGCGACACAGTGGAAACTGGTGTGTTGGATGCAGCACAGATTGACCAGTTCAAGACTGACATGCAGATGCTGAAAAAGCAAAAGCAGGCAATCAACGACAAGGTGTTGGAACTCAACATCCGCACAGAAATCACATTGTCTGACAACGATGTGGCACTGTTAAAGCAGGAACAGTTGATTTAACTACACAGCCCCGCAAGGGGCTTTTTTATGGGTCCTTAGTTCAACGGATAGAATACCATGCTTCGAACTTGGGGATAGGGGTTCGATTCCTCTAGGACCCTCCAAATGTAATACTTTAGTGCAACTTGTACCAAAATGATTTTGGTGCTATAATATAGTTTTAGCGCAGAAAGGAGACAGCATGATGATAGTAGCAAAAATGAACGGACGCATTGTTGAAGTGATCCGTGTTGCTGACACTGTTGGCTTCTCTCAAGAGCGCGGATGGGTTATGATCTGTACAGACTTTGAACAGTCTAACAGACGTAAACAACAATTCAAATGGGTACCTGCTGCAACAAGATTTGAGTGGGTACGTGAGTTTAACTTTGGAGCATAACATGCCTTGGATTCAGAATGTAGCACGTAGCGATATCACACGGGGATTTCATATCGATCCTGGTGTGAACGCTATGTTGATACAGATTGCAGATCCTCCTGGCGACTTCCCCGTTCCCAAGTATCAGTTCCGTGAAACGCATCAATTTGAATTTCTTGATGTAGAAGAACAGGATACAGTTCTTGACGAGGCTATGCGTTGCAGTCCCGAACAGGCAGCAGAGTTGACCCGTTTGTTACAACACGCACTAGCAAATCATATGAACGTGATTGTTCATTGCCATGCAGGAGTGTGCCGTAGTGGTGCAGTTGCAGAAGTTGGCATCATGTTGGGATTCAATGACACAGAAGCATTCCGTGCCCCTAACCTGTTGGTCAAGCACAGAATGATGAAAGCATTGGGCCTGTACTATGATGAGAACGAAGCTCCAACCATCAATGGCAAGCCCTATCAATACAGCGCCGGAGGCATTATTTTGCCCCCGGATCATGAAGGTGATGTTTAATATGACACAGAAGAACTATTTGTACATGTTGATTGGTGTTCCTGCTAGTGGCAAGAGCACTTGGATTGCAAGCCAAGATTGGGCCCGAGATATTCCCGTTGTGTCTAGCGATCGTTTTATTGACGAACACGCACAAAAGCAAGGCAAGACCTACAATGAAGTGTTTGATGAATACATCAAGATTGCTACAAAGTTGATGGAGAACCAAGTGTTGATCTGTCAAGCAAATAACAAGAACGTGATATGGGATCAAACTAACTTGACAGCAAAAAGTCGTGCAGCCAAGTTAAAGATGTTGCCCAACTACTACAAAATTGCAGTGGTGTTCGAGACACCAGATGCAGAAGAACATGCTCGTAGATTAGCAGGCCGTCCGGGCAAGTCTATCCCAGAAGGGGTGTTGCGGTCCATGGCTGCTAACTTCGAGTTACCAACAGAAGCGGAAGGTTTCCAAGAAATCTGGTACGCATAAGGAGAGAATTATGACAAAATGGATTACAAGTGACTTGCACTTTGGACATGCAAACATCATGAAGTTTTGCCCTGTAACACGGGCCGGCTTCACAGATGTGGCAGACATGCGTGAAAAGATGATTGCAGAATGGAACGCAAGTGTGCAGCCTGAAGATGAAGTCTTCATCTTGGGTGACTTTGCTTTCTTGCCAGCAAAAGATGCTGTACAAATCTTGCGCCGTTTGAACGGCACCAAGATCTTGATTGAAGGCAATCATGACCGCAAGTTGTTGAACGACCCTGCATTCCGTGCAGAGTTTAAGGAAGTACACCAGTACTTGCGCTACAACCACGAAGGACAAGTTGTGATCATGTTGCACTACCCTATCTGGGAGTGGGACCAAATGCACCGTGGTGCGGTTCACTTCTATGGACACGTACATGGCGCAAAGACTGGCATGGAACAGTATCGCGCCCGTGATGTGGCGTTTGACGCTACAGGTCGTGTGGTCAGCCGCTTGGATGACATGATTCGTGACGCATTGAAGGGCGAAATCCGCGCCCATCACTAAAGTAGTACTCGAGTACTACTTTTGACTCAAAATGGTTTTGGTTGTATAATATACACATACAGACAGCAAAACAGGAGAACAATATGAGCAACGGCGTCAAATTCTATGCTATTCGAATCAAGGGTACCGACTTTTTTAAGTGTAGTAAGAACTTATATTTTGCTACTTTTGAAGATGCCTTGGCCAAAGGCGTATACTTCAATCAGCGAAAAAATGCTGAAAAGGTACTGAAGGCCAACACAAAACAATTGGCCGCAGATGGTTGGCCTATTAATTACAGCCAATTCGTCATTATTAATGAAAATGAAGACAAGTACTACTCTGGTATACAACAATTTGTAGACAGCCAATCAGAATTGTATGACATTGAGCACTGGCTCATCGAGTTAGAAATTGTCGAACTGGCCATGGCCATCATAGAATGAACATTTCGGAGTTGAACTATGACACGAGAACAAATGATGGCGTTGTTTGAAAAGTCCTGTGCTAACTGGGGATTTGATTTCACCAAAGATAACACTGGTCCCAATAGAGTAGTCTATGCTTCATACGAGACTGGTGTGATGTTTGGTATGTTTGACGCAGGCTTTGATGCAGCAAAAGAACATTTCGGAGTTGAAGAATGAAAGTCAAAGATTTATTGAAACTGTTAGAGGGTGTAGACCCTGAATCCATGGTACTGGTTCGTCATAATGGAAGTATTTCTCGTACCGACAATTTTGACGAACACGATGACTATAATTGTGACCGGGATGACGAATATGAATTCTTCATTCTTGTTGCTGGGGAGTGGGAAGAATGAACAAAGATGAATTACAAAAGTTCGTACTAGACAATCCCAAGTTGGTCACAATGCGGCCAGCTGGCGATGGCATCTACGTGCTAAAGTACAAGCGGACTGTATTCTACGACAACTTGTGGAATGACTACTTAGAAGAATGCCGTGGCACAATCGTTGATGCAGACTTCAACGTGGTGTCCCGTCCATTTACCAAAATCTACAACTACGGCATCGAGGCCAAGGCTCCTGTGTTGGCAGATGATACTCCGGTTACAGCGTATCGTAAAGTCAATGGCTTTATGGTGGCTATGACTTGGTACCAGAACGATGTATTGGTGTCTACTACTGGTAGCACTGATAGTGACTTTGTTGGTTACGCACGGGAAATGATGCTCGAGCACATGCCTTGGGCTGACTGGCAAATGGAACTCAAGAGCGCAGAAGGCATGACCTTGATGTTTGAATGTGTGCATCCCGACGATCCGCACATTGTACCAGAGTCGGCTGGCATGTATTTCTTGGGTTGCCGTGACAATACTTGGGACAGTGAAGTCAAGATGTACGGTAAGGACATGGCAGAATGGGCACGTGACTATGCACTGAGCCATTTGAAGTGTGGATATGCGGAAGCAGTTCATACTACAATTGGCGAACTGGTTCAAATGTCCAAGACAGTCAAGCACGAAGGTTTTGTATTTTACACCGCAGACAATGTGAGTGCTAAAATCAAAAGCCCTTACTACTTGACTTCAAAGTGGGTTGCACGTAATCCTCGTACAGATAAACTTGTTGACATGAACAATGACATCAAGCGGAATTTGGATGAAGAATACTATCCCTTAGTGGATGCGATCCGTGCCAACATTGTGGAATACACAGCTATGGACGAGCAAGCTCGTTTGGCTTGGGTACGTAACTTTGTGGGTGCAGTATGATTGATGAAAGTCATCTTCCAGTCAGTGAACAAAGTCTAGTCTACCGTCTGCGTAAACGGGCGGAGATTAGACGCAACATTCAAGACAGAAAAAGTGTACAAGAAGGCAAGACTGACCGTATCGCTGACCTGCTGGAAGAAGCAGCCAACGAGATTGAACGCCTGCAGAAAACACTTTAACCAAACTGCTAGACAAACAATCATAAGTACAGTATAATAACACATTAAACAATGCGTAAGTGGTGGAATGGTATACACTCTGGTCTTAGAAGCCAGCGCCGCAAGGATTGAGAGTTCGAGTCTCTCCTTACGCACCAAATTTTCAACAACTCCTCGAAGGAATGACATGCAGTACAATAGCCGTGGTACAACAATTGACACAGAAAAATGTGTTGAGAACATTGATAACAACCGCTACCTGATGGTTATCGTAGCAAGTCTACGTGCTCGTGAAATTGCAGTACAAAATCGACACAGCGATCGATTTGAACACTGGCATACTCCTGTTACAGCTCTGTTGGAAATTCAAGAAGGTAAATTAGACCTTACTAGTATTAAAAGACTTAAATAAGAATACTGCGGGATTGGCATATTGGTTGTGTTGTAGCCTTCCAAGCTACCTAAAGGAGTTCGATTCTCCTATCCCGCTCCATACTATGACAGACGAAAAGAAATCTCGTAATCCCTTTATTAACGCGGCAAATGCTGCCAAAGCAGCAGCCGCAAACCCTCGTATACCAGCCAGCACTTCGGCAAAGGTACAGCAAGCCAAGTTCAAGACTCAGGTTAGTACAAACAAACCTACAGGACGAAAAACTGGCCGAGGTGGCTAATGACTTGGCCTCTGTTTAAACCCCCAAAAGAAAATACCGGTTGGACCTGGCGTGAGCACATCTTCACTGATCAAGAACTTGATCGTATCATTGAACTCGGACTTGAAGCGGGCATAGCAGATGCCACAGTGGGAGTTGGTAATGTAGACAGTTATCGTGCCAGCAGTATCAGCTGGTTATCTACCGACGATCCGGAACATGATTGGATCTATGCCACACTTGAGCCAGTTATACGCAAAGTCAACGAAGAATACTTTAACTTTGATTTAACACACATCCTGCCCCTACAGTTCACAACCTATAACGAATCCAACTCAGGACACTACAAACCACACTTGGATCTTGGACTGAGCGCACCCAAAAGAAAATTAAGTTTTAGCCTACAGCTCAGTGATCCTTTTAGTCACGAGGGCGGTACACTACAGTTTCCCTATAACCGTGTAGAACCAGAACAAGCACCCCGAGCACGTGGCAAGATTATTTTCTTCCCCAGCTATATGCTACACGAGGTCACTCCAGTTACACAGGGCACACGCTATAGCCTAGTGGGTTGGGTAGCAGGACCATTATTTAGATAAGGCAAACATGAAAGTTTTATTTCATACAACAGGATTGAACTACCGTGGTACAACTGTGGCAGTTATGGACTATGCACGTTACAATCAAGAAGTACTGGGCAACGAAAGCGTAATCAGTTATTGTGCCGACAGTGTGTTTGGCAATGATGGCGGTAACGAACAGCCCATGATTGACAAAATCAGCAGAGAGTTCGAACTACGCAGCGTCTATCAAAACAATTTTGAAGACATCAGCCAAGGTATTGACGTCTGTTACTTTCTAACATCCGGATACCGCGTACCCGAAAATCCAATCTTGCAAAACGCCCGCAACTGTGCTCACGTTATCTTTCAGTTTAATCAACCCTATGCTGATCGCTATGCCTACATTTCGGATTGGTTAGCAAATCACATGAGCGGCGGTGCATTGCCCTACGTGCCACACATTGTACATCTTCCTGAACACAATGCAGACTATCGTAAACAGTTGGGCATTGGGACAGATCAAATCATTATTGGACGACACGGTGGACTACGCACAATGGATATTAGATATCCTTGGGAAGCAGTGGCAACTCTACTAGAGACACATCCCGACTATACCTTTGTGTTTTTGAACACACAAAAGATCATTGAGCATCCTAAGATCATTTATCTTGATGCCATCAATGATCCGCAGGAAAAATCAAACTACATCAACATGTGTGATGCTTTTATACAGGGCAAAAGCGGTGGGGAAAGTTTTGGACTAGCACCTTGTGAAAGTCTCTACTTCAACAAGCCTACATTTTGCTTTAACGGTGGCACGGATCAACATCATGTGCAACTATTACAAGGTACCGGTCTATTGTACAATGACGCACACGATTTGTACTATAAACTAGTGGACCTGGGTCAATTCAAGGGCGACTATCACAGCATTGTGTCCCGTTTCAATCCAGAGGCAGTGATGCAAAAGTTTGATCAAGTGTTTTTAAGATGAAACCCAAATTTCAACAACTATACATGGACTGGGCTCGTAGAGCCGCAGAATTAAGTTATGCAAAAAGATTACAAGTTGGAGCAGTTATTGTCAAAGACGATACAGTTATTAGTTACGGCTACAACGGTATGCCTGCAGGGTGGGACAACAACTGCGAATTCGAATTCACACACCCGCAGACAAAAATAACAGAACTAGTAACAAGACCCGAGGTCCTACATGCTGAATCAAATGCTATTGCAAAATTGGCGAAGTCTAACAACAGTGGTCTTGGCGCAGACCTATTTGTTACTCACAGTCCTTGTATCCACTGTGCCAAGCTCATCTTTCAGTCAGGTATTAGCCGTGTATATTATGGCGCGAACTATCGTGATGATGCAGGCATCCAATTCCTCAAACAAAGTGGAGTTGAAATCAAGCAGATTTTAGACAACTAGTATAAATACTAATGTATCCAAAAGAGTCGACACAGACTCGCTTTTCAAGTTATAATAGTTTTTTAACTATACAACAACACTTTTCATTCACACAATCAAGGAGTTATAAATGAAAAAAATCGCAATCTCTGCCGTTTTGGCAATCGCAACTTTGTCAGCAATGGCTGATAGCGTTTTCTTAGAGCACCAAAGTGCTACTAACACTGATGGTTCTGCTGGCCAAGTCAGCATTGTTATGGGTGTTAAGCACAACATCAACGACAACTTTGCCGTTGATACATACTTCACAAACACACAAACAGAGAACACCAATGCACTTGGTACTCGTTTGGAAGTTGGTGCAACTGGTACATACCCAGTAGCTGGTGTTAACTTGTATACTCGTGTTGCACTTGGTAACAAGTTCTCAAACACAGCTGACTACACTTACTACAGCATCGAACCTGGCGTTAAAATCCCAGTTGGTGAAAAGTTTACAGTGAGCATCAGCGATCGTTTCCGCCGAGCTGTTGAAGAAGATCTGCACTATGATCCAACTCACACAATGCGTTACGGTGTGAGCTATGCAGTTACTAAAAATGACACAGTTGGTGTGCGTTACGACCAATTGCGTGGTACAGCAAGCCAAAACATCACAAGCGTGAACTTCACACACAATTTCTAATATAGAAATTATAGGTTAGATTGAACTTGGCCCGTTATTTGGGCCAAGATGAAACAATATATTAATGGTAAACAAAAAAGCCCACTTCGGTGGGCTTTTTCTTGACTTGAACGTCTATGTATGTTATAATAGTGTTTAACAACTTCTAGGAACACTATGTTTGAAAGTATCGAAATCCGCAAAGCCGCTAACGGTTTTATTCTTATTGTCAACAGCGAGGATGACAGCAAAGAATACGTTTATGATACAGAACGCAAATTGATGCGGGCCCTAAAGGCCCAACTTGGTGAAAAGATTACAGCAGAAGATCAAGACTAAAGTCTAGCGATTTTGTTGTAAGCAGGATCTGTCGCACAGTCCTCAATTGTGTATCCCCTGGCCGATAATAGTTTAGTAAAACCA